AAAAAAGCACCAAGAACTTATAAAGTATGCAGACAGACAAGCACAAATAATTGTCACAATGTTCTCTGCATAAACCCATTTAACAAGGTTATCCACCGTTCTTCCCCTTGAGCTTGGCTTCTACCTTACGCAGCCACTCTTGCACTACGGCAACATTCCAATCAGAATCTTCTGTGCCAATCCCAATGCACTGGCGCAACTCCTCATCCGTCAGACCTACCCACTTACTTTTATTCAAGTATCTGCCTATCGCAGCAACAACTGCTTCAGCAGCGTCGTCAGTTGATACGTTGTCGTTCACAGAAATGCAATCTTGCGTGATACGCATGACCCACTCACCACCTTCTTTAGTGAAAACAATTGCGTTTTCTTGAGCATCATCTTTATCCACAAGTCACCCCCATTAGTTTGACAAGCACAGCAACAATCAAGAATGCCCCAGCAGTGCAGCCAATTCCCACGATCACGCCCTGCTGGTGCGCTGCCTCACGGTGTCTCTTCACCAGTTCAATTGTTTCGTCGTTCATTTAAACGCCCCCAATAGATTTCATAGACTCGTCCTCGCTCATTCCAGCACTATGCGAATAATTTCGGCCTGACGTTCTTTTGCTTTGGCGCGAGCATAAGCAGCAGCATCAGCAGCATCAGCAGCAGCAGCATAAACATAAGCAGCATCAGCAGCAGCAGCAGCATCAGCAGCAACAGCAACAGCAGCAGTATAAGCAGCAACAGCAGCAGCATAAGCATCAGCAGCAACAGCAACAGCAACAGCAGTAGCAACAGCAGAACGCGCCTTCTTCAATTCGTCAAGCGTGACCGCGCCTGCCATATACCCTCGAGCGGCATCAATCGCCCCCCGTGGGCGAAAATCGTTCGGGTAGCGTTGCTCAAATATTGGCAAACATTCAGCAGCGAATTCAATCGCCAATTGTGACGCGGTGAGCTTGGAATCCTCGACTGTGCAGCGAAGACACCAGATCATGTCTTGCACGCCATTCGATTCTAGGACCGTTAGCAGGTTTATTTCTGTATCCATGCCGTAGGACTCGCAGCCGCCTAGATGCTTGGCGAGTTTCCTATATCCATCGGCGCAAACGTGCGCTTCTTTGATTTTGTGTAATGTCGTGGTCAGCTTCATTGTTTTTTCCTTTTGTCATCCCGCTCGTCGTTCATTTCTTTGCCTCCTTCAAGGCGCGGATTGCTCGGATACAATCTTCTGCTCCGCTTAAAGCGTCGGGTCTCGCCTCGGGCCATGTATTGCATTTACTCTCGTAACTTTCATATACGGATTCACACACCTTCTCGCACCGTTCAATCAGCAGCACCTCATCCTCGCTGTACTTGTCCATTGCCGCTTTCAATCTGGCGTTTTCAGCCAACACGTTTATGCCAAGCAATGCTGTATCACATAGTTCGTCAAATTTCTTCATTAGAAACTTGCCGTGTGCTTCGTTTGGCTCTGCGGCAAACTCGCTCCATATTTTTTTCTTGATCTTGACGCGCCAATCCTCAACCTCTTGTGCTGTTGTCATTCTGTGTACTCCACCGAAATAAATGCCAGCGTTGCTGCGAACGTAGCCACGCACCCAACGACTATTACTTGGGTTGCAAACGGTTCGTTGTAGAAAAAAATACCACAAAAGTACGATGCGACTGCGGTTGCTACGGATACTGCTGTATATGGACCCTTGTTCATTTCCCCTCCCTTACTGCTTTCCACCTCAACGCCTTGACCTCGGCCTCCAACTCTGCCGCGTGTCCTTCCGCGTGTTTCACTTGCGCTTCCAGTTCCGCAATGCGGTTCTCTGCTTGCTCTGCGCGGGTAACAGCATTTTCAAATGAGTCTTGCAACTCCGCAATCCTCGCCTCGTCCTTGATCGACTCAGCAACGAAATCAGCGTTCTCAGCGCAGACCCTGTTGAACGCATCAGTTAGTTCCGCGATGCGTTCCTTGTCGGTTAATTCGTTGCCCACGATTGCGCTCAAGGGATATGTTTTTGTCGGGATCATTTCCCCTCCCCAAAATGTTTTTGTATCGTTGTCTTGCACAACGAGGCGGCATCTTCCCTGCCGTTTGAATAAGCATCACCTGCCCAATCACGGGCATCTATCGCCGCCTGAGCCACCACCGCACAACAGGCAACGCATTCTTGGATGATTAGTGCTGCGAACTTCTCTAAATCTTTGTATGACATATCACCATCAGAAAGGTTATTCGCAGTAATGCCAACCTCGTCTGCTAGTGTCTTTACGCGCTCGTTCATTTCCCCTCCATGATTGCTGCTGCAAAACACAAAGCTATGACATCGTAGTCGTACGGATGAACGCCTTTTTCATGGGCGTGGCACCGCGCGTCAGTATATTTATCGCTACGAAACACCGGGTGGCCGTCTGAAAACACCTTTGTAAATTTGGCTGCTGGTGTACCTTCAATCTTCCACATATCTAATGACCCGCCACACACATCAGCAATTGCAAAACACGGGTAAGCATAGAGTTTGGCTTCTTGTTTCTTTGCCGCCCTTCTGTAGATCGTTGATAATTTCATTTCAACTCCTCCGGTATCTCAACCTCGTCACCAAAAATTGAAGCAACGTAGCAGCGCATGGCTGCGATGAGTGGTGTTGGGCCGGTCAGCCTGTGGGTTTCGCTTTCGCTGTTTTTGTACGCCGCCCAGCTTCCACCACCAAGGTTTTCGACACGGGCTATCTCCCGCTCAATGATCGGACCACCTTGGGACCAGTTGGTGGAGAAGTTAAAGTCATCACAAGCCATCATCACTTGCACCTCCACCGACCCCAGCTTATCCACCCACCCCTTACACTTCGCCACCATCCAGTCAAGCTGGAGGTTCGTTGCCTCGCTTACTTTGATTTTCATTTCACATCCCTCCCTCTGCCCTGCAACCACTCCGTTAAAAAGGGAACCTGTCTGGGTTTCCACGTTGCCCCTGACTCAAAGGCGAACGGCTTGCCATGCCGCTGCCTTGCCAGACAGACCTTCTCTGCGCGTATTGCGTCCTTCACATGATCCTTTTCCATCATTTCACCTTGGTGTGAAGCTCAATTAACTTGTCCAGATAGTGACGGGCTTTACGCAGATCATTAACACCGCCCTTCTGGTTGTGACGAGCAACATACTTAACCACGTTGCCAGAGAAGAACCCAAGCCCCCATGCATGGATGGCATCCCACGGTTGAATGTCCTGCTCCTTGTAGTGCGTACCACCCACCTGAATGTCGTTAGGTGTGACGGTGGTTACTTGCTGCACGACAGGCCTTGCCTCCATGCGTTGCCGTGGCTTGATGGGTTGCGCTGCTATTTCTTTCAGCCTCTCCCCTACCCTCTTCACTATCTGCTTCTCCTTGTTGCGCTTGAGCCTCACCTGATACACATAGTCCCGTGTGCATTTCACTTGTTTGGCAATATCTTTCACGGACATGCTTGTGATCAACAGCTTCTCAATCTTTTGTAACTTGTTCATCTTGCTTCTCCAATGATTGGTTATGTTTTATAAGTAATGCACGGTGTCTGAATTGCCCCCTTCCATGATATGTACATCGCAGAAGCACCAGAGGATTTACGCAACATCAACGCATTCAGACTAATCGCCGCGCCCGTGCGCACGGCTAAAGGACGGTGCCTCTGTTAAGTCAAATACTATACAGTTTTATCGGAGTTGTAAATAGCTTAGTCACTAGCTATTGGACTTGTAGATCGCACCAACTACGCCCGTTGAAGTTATCAGATCGCGGTCTTCTTCAGTCAACACCGCTTCGTCTTGATGAGTCGTGACCGACCTCTGCGCTCGTGCAGACTCTACGGCCATCTGATCTTTATACGTCTGCGGTATGTACAGGGCTAGGTCTGGGTACTTATTTAGCGCATCTTTCAATGACTTACACGCACTAAGGAATGACAGCACCTTCTCTTGTATAGCCTTAAACTTGGTTTTGTGTAAAGACTCTGTGGCATTGTAAGTAACTAAGCTCCTGTAGAACTCAGGGGCTTGCTCTGGGGTAAGCGTAGTCTCCACATATGTGTACCCTGACATAGTGGGTGGCACATAGGAAGTACGCTCAAGCCTGATCTCATTAGCATCGGGAAACTTTATGTCTACGTATGATACTTTCTTAAGCCACTCCACAGGCACCACGTTTTTCAGGTGCATGAAGTCTTTCCATATGTTGAGCATCGCTATCTCAACCACCTCATCAACCATATCTTTGTTGCTTACAGGGTCTAGCGGTTTTATGGTAGCCTCATGTACGTTGTGTGAGATTGCAAGTATCTCGTTTTTAACATCTGAAAGTAGCTGCTTTGATATGCGAACAGTTGCCATGTTGCTAGTCCTTTATGATTAAGTAGGGTACTTCAAACACGTTACGACTTTTTTCTTCTATTGCTGCTAAAGCTGCCATTCTATTTACATGTATCGTTAAACAAAAAGTCCTCGCTTCCTCTGTTGTTAAGTCCTCTGGTACTTCTTGATGCCCCACTAGCGCCTCACGTATTGTCCAAGACAGATACCAATACTTGGTACTTAACGCAAGGTCTAGTGCCGCAAGCGTCAACCCAAGGGCGAAGTGATCTTTCACCCTGTCCATCAGATGCGCGTAGCGTTCCTTGTTTGGCGTTGTGTACGTCAGCATGGAATCGCAAGACGGTTGCGCGTGTTCTGATATCAGGCTAATCGTGGTGTGGTTCTCAGCCGGATACGCCCGCCTCCACTTATGATCTAAGCAAAACATCTTGGTCTTGATACTGTTCTTCTTGACCTTCTCGCCTGTGTTGGGGTCGTGCAGCGTGTAATCAACGAGGCCTGAGAGCATGCGCATATCAATACCAGAGGAGCCAACACTTCGAAACGCTCTCCTCCATGCGGGGTTGCGTTGCCCTGAAAACTTAACCTCCGTGGGACCGTTCTCATACGAGCGCACGCCATGCATCGGGGACTTATACTTTCTCTCCCCCTTATCCCAATCAATCGAATACACCGCTTGACTAAACCCGTGGTGTTCTACAGTTTCGTAGTTCAGGTATCTCATGGTCTTACCCCTTTATCATGTCAATAACAACGTCATTGCGTACTACGCCTTCATACGCAGGCATCTTGTAGGTCTTCATGACCTGAACAAAGTACTTACTACCCCACACAGCACCAGTTTGTAGCCGTTCCTGTATGGCGCTATCAATGTTTTCATGCATCCACGCACGCGTGCCCTCTTGCATACGCGCAACAACGCCACCGGCAGTGAAGCGGTCAAAGAAATCATCAAGGCTGCATGTGATGATGCCATTCCACTTAAAATAGTTGTACTTGGCAAAGCAAATAACAGGTAGCCCCGCCTGTATGCGGATTTGTTTTGCCATGAAAGCAGGCAACCCTTCCCCTTTTATGTGGCCTGTCTTTAGCATCCTAGCCAACGAAGTGCGTTGCCGTGGGGCTAGCTTGTCTAGGCGTATCGTTACATTTACAGAAGAAGCGGCTTTCATTATTGCTGACGGTATGTTCAAGCTCATGGTCTTATCCTTTAAGTTACTGCTGTGCAGGGGAGACGGGCGTCTCCCCTGTTTACTGCTTACCCCTCCAGATTCACATCGTAGAAAACAGTCTCGCCATGCGGGGCGACAACATCCTCGCTTGTGATTAACCACAACACCGGATAACCCTGCGGCTCACCGAACGGGGTGTACCCATCGGTCAAACAGATGAACACCTCTGGCTCCACGCCGTTGGCATCGCACCACGCAAACCCCGCAGTCATATCCGTACCACCACATGCGTACGTCTTGAACATTACGGGATATTCCTCTGCCTCAAACTCCTCGGCCTTAGCCACCACCGTATCTGTATGCAGCACGATGACACGCTCAGGGCGGCACACCTCTATGATGCTGTTGATGTGCCCATTCCAATGCTTCGTAGTTACAACGTCGATGCTGCCTGACTCGTCGGACTGAATCACAAGCGTACCCATCTTGGGCTGCTTGTCGTGGCTCGGCATGTAGATATCCATCGCACCGTACTTCTTGTTGGGCCGTCTCCAGCTAGTGCCTGCCTTGATAAGCTGGAGCATGTAGCGCTCGGTCAACTGATACCACGGGGTCTTCGGATGCACGATGCCATCCACAAGTTTCTCAAGCGCAGCCGGTAACTTACCCTGCTTCTTGGCTGCTTGCCTTGCGCCGATCAGCTCACGCTTGATTTCCTCGATCTGCTCAGGGGTAATGCCATCCACACCCTCATCAGACAGATCGTCCCCGCCTGTCCCCGGCTCATACCCATCACCGCCGCGACCACCATCCTCGTTCTCGTCATACAACTGCTCCCACGCATGCTCACGCGCACCTTCTTGGAACACGCCGTTCTTTGGTGCTGTGCCACATCCACACGCTATCAGTATGTCGTTGATTACCTTGTCCATAGCTATGTTGGCAGGGCGGGGCTTTCTCCAACCGCGCCTGATGTGGTGCATCAACGCGTAGTGCAGGGACTCGTGCGCAAGGATAAACACACACTCAGCGATTGTGAGCGAGGCGAAGAACGCAGTACCCACAACGATCTTGCCTGCTGCTGTGCAGTAGGCCGTAGGCACATCATCCTTGATATCTATCACGCGCCTGCACACGATGCTTGCGAAGAACGGCTGATATAAGACAAGCTGCACCTTGGCCTTTGCCAGATTGCTTGCCGCCTGTTGGCGTTGTGCTGCTGTCGCAGTTGCTGTTGTCATCTTGATTCCTTTAGTGAATTAAAAGTGGGACAAAATGTCCCACTTTTTTAGGGGTCCAAGCGACCCCTAGTTACTACCTACCACGCATACCCTTTAAGCCCTGCTTCCAGAGCCTCAAGTTTTCTCTTCATCTCGTCACGCGCATGCTTGTCTTCTTTTAACGTCTCTTGGTTCGCAGCATGTGGGGCGATCAGCGCCTGTATATCGCTCAAGAACTTGTCAACCATCGGCTCGTCCTTGATGTTGAGCGCAGCTATCTCCTCTGGCAGCGATGCCAGATTCTCAACGAAGCTGTCGTACCAGCGCTGCCCCTTCTCGCCGGTGTACTTCTCCAGCTTGCCGATGAACGCACTCACCGGATTGAGCATGCGAGTGAAACGCTCGCGGCTGGCAGTCTCAATCATGTCAGCGAACTGCTTGTCAACCACCTCCAGCATGTCGGCAGGCAGATCGAAGCGGAAGTCGTTCACCGTACTTATCGGCTCGGGGAACCACGTTACATACAGGCGATTCTCCATGCTGTGCCGTGTCGGGTAGTCGGATACCTTGGCAAGCGGGGCGTTACCTGCTGCTATCAGCGCGTTGTTGCGTGAGTTGATGTCGTCCTGCACCAACTGATCCCATGAGGCTAGGATCACGTATCGAAACTGTGCAAGCTGGCTTATGTAGTTGTTCATCTTTGTGGTGTAGTCAAAGTAATTCGTATTCAACAGCACCCGTGATGAGTCGTCACCGAACGGCAGCGTTGCCTTGACGTGATACCCATGCATCTCATTGGCAAGGCCTTGGTACTCTGACACCTTGTTCTTGCCTTTGAACAGCTCGCGGCTAACGATCTGCCCCTCATCGCCCAACTGATTCTTGAGCAGCGCTTCGGCATCCTTGTCCCGCACCCGCCGTTTCGTACCACCACGAGACAGTTTGAATTTCATGGCGCGGCTGGCGATTGACGTTGTGTCCTGCAGTTTGTTCAATGCTTCATTCATGTTGGTCTTATCCTTTATTTACTACGGGTTCAAGGGGGGCGTATGCCCCCCTTGCTTTACTACCTCAGTACTGCCGCAAACTTCACACCCCAAGAAGTGAACCCCTTGGTAGCGGTAACGCTTGGATCGCGCCTCATGCTGTCCTTGATGAACTTGGCCTGAAAATCAGGGGGCAGACGCTTGGCATACTCAACCAACGCATCCATCGTATTGAACGACGCCTGATCTGCCAGCATGTCAGTCACAAGAAACAGCGCTGATGTATTCTCCGGCACTCTCGCACCCGTGGGGTTGAGCAGCACCTCCTCTGGTGAAGGAAGCGTAGGTGCAAGACTACGGAACGCCATCAACTCTAATGCAAGCCCCTTGGTTATCTTGCCTGCGATAGTGGCGAACGGGGTATGCTCGTTATGGAACAGCTTGCGAGCCACGGTACTCCACGAGCGCGGGGTGGGGTTGATCTTCTTGTTGGGGTCAAACTCAAACGCTGTATCCCCCTTCATGCGAAGAAAGCGCATGGTAAGCAAGTCCATATCGGGCTGGCTCAGCATGTACTTAACCTGCGACTCCACGCTGTACACCATCTCGTACATATCGCAGCGCTGGTAGATTATCGTAGGCACCCTGTTAGCACCCGCCTTGTCGCTTGAGCGGTTGCCTGCCCACACATGCCACGTACCCTTGGGCAGATAGATATCATCAATCCGATTCTCAAGCAGTGCCATAGCGGCAGTCCCTTGAACCGGCACCGGAGCGCGGGGCAACTCGTCCATGAAGTTAGTGAACGCGAAGTCCTGCAACCAGCGCTTGTCCTTCAACCACACGAACTGCGACGGGTTATCCAAGTCCCTGAACGGAATGCCCTTGCCCTCGGTCTGGTCTGACAGCTCAAGGTTGTACGGACACAGGATCGGTTTGCCTGCCGCGAGCGCGGCCTGCGTTATCACCTCGGACTTGGCCCCTCCGGGTGGGCCTTCCACACCTACCGACTCCCCGCACTTGGCGGCATCTATCAGTATCGGAAGCAACTCATCGGGCGTGAGTTGTACAAGCTCGGACTCGTTGGCGATTGCTGCATTTACATTTGACATACGGTTTCCTTTAGTTGGTTTGATTTACTTACACTCGTTACACAAAAACAACACGGCACAGATGCGCCCTGTTGCACCTCTCGCATGGAACATGGTTCCAAGCGCACTACCACCACATCGATCACACTTAGATAGCGTCTCGTAGTCAAGGCTTGAGGCGTCTATCTCCTCACGCGTACCCTCGGGTACGTTCACCCCCTTATATAGCTCTTCCCACGTTTCGTTCATCTCAACTCCCCAAGCTAAACAGCACAACAACAAAACCCCACACCACCAACAGCGTGAGGTTTGCCAGCATTACCATGTGGATTGTTTTCATCTCAGTCTCCTATCTTTTGTAAGGAACAAGCCAACTGCCATCGCCAAATGGCAACGCGTTCTTCAACGTGTCGTACTGCTTCCAGCCCTCGCAGCACGCGCACCCCGGCTCATACTCTGGGCAGCGCTCACCTAAGTACTCTGTTACTGCTTCTTCAACCAAGTTCTTTTCCATCTCAGTCTCCTATCTTTTGTGGCAAGCGTCTTTCGTCAGCGCTATGCTGCTACTCATAATCACAGGGTCAAACCCATCTTTGTGCAGATTAATGGTCAGCACTCCATCTTGTATGTGTATACACACTTCGTAGGAATTGACCATTTCGCTTTCCCCCAACGGTTTAAGACTTACCCCAATTGGGGACTTCACCACCGACCACTTATTTATCTTCATCTCACACCTCCTCATAGAATGTTTTGTAAAACACACGGGCATAGCGCGTGGCGGGGTCTTCGTCTGGGTATGCCTTGCGCAAGTCCTTCTCGCACTGCTCTTTAGTGCCGTAGTACACCCCGCCCAAACCAACGGCGTACCACAACGTAACTTCTCTTAGGTCGTCCATACTCATCTCACACCCCCATTTCTTCATGTGCTTGCATTCTTGCCACCATGAGCAGCGCGGCACAAAAACGATGCAGTACGTCGGACGGGTAGGGTTGTGGACAAAATACGTCGTGCCCTCCGGTTAATTCTCTTGTCAGTTCGTCCGTATATGTTGGGTCAACGCCCAACGCCTCTCTATGCAGCTTAATGCACTGCGCTTCTAATTCCAGCCTCATCTCACACCCCCATTTCTTTGTAGTTTTCTCTATAGTCCTCAAGCAGTACCATCATCTCGTCATACTCCTCCCAAGCCTTACACGCGGGGCAGTCCTGCTCGTAGTCGGGGCAGCGCTCGCCCCAATACCCTTCCATCGCTTCTTCGATCTTGCTCATCTCACACCCCCTTCCACATGAAAAACCCCATTACAACTGCGCCTGTAACGACGCCCAGTAGCCACACCACCAGCATTTCCACGCCCATCTCACACCTTCCTTTCATACTTGGTTTTCAAGTCCTGCACATCGCGCATGCGCAGTTCCGCTTCGTCCTTGCGCTCGGTGTTTAGCGCGGCGGGGGTCTCTCGCAGCATGGCGAGGAAGGTCGGGGCAGCGGTTTGGTAGTACGTTTTGGTTTTCTGCATGATGTTTTCCTTTAGTTAGACAGCGTGGGACTGCGATGCGCGGGGATGCGCTTGACCGTGATGGTCGGTGCGTTGGCGGGGTCAGGCTTGCGGGTGTAGTGCTGATCGTGGGGATCGTCCCCCGTTGTGTAGGCGATGAACTCAAACGCTCGGCGGGATACTCCGCTTGCTATGAGCCGGTTGTTATTCTTGTAGTCTTGGTTTGGCAGTTTGTTGATGATGTTTTTCATGGTCGTTCCTTCTTTGTTTGCCAGCGGTGCTGGCGGGTTTAAAAGCGGGACAAAATGTCCCGCTTTTTTACTGCTCTCGTTTCTCGTGTACTCGTTTCTTCGCCCAGTACGCCTTCATAGCGGCTGACTTTCTTACGCTTTCCCGCGCTAGGGTTTCTGCCCTCGTCGCGTTCAGCGCTTTGATGAGTCGTCCCGAGAGGGCGGCGTGTATCTTGTTGTTTGTTACTGCGTTGTGTAGCAGCTTGGGCGTAGCCGCTCTCTTCTTGATCCAACATGCGTTACATACTTTCTGCACCTGTAACTTGGGCCGACAGAAGGTGCGGATGCCCTTGGTGATGTTGCACTCGGGGCAGGTTTGGCGGGGTTTATTTCCTTGCATATAAGTTGTGTTCTCCTCTAAGTGGTGTTTATGGGTGAAATTGGGGTGCATGGACAGTTTGCGTCCACTAAATGTCCAGTACGTCCACCTCTGTCCACTTCCAAAAAAAATAAGGGGACAGAGATTGTACTGCGTATTCATAGGCGTAGCGAGTTTGTGTCCACTACGTCTACGCTTTTGAAAAAACAGAACGCTCCATACAATCTCAAACAACCAGACAAGCCCAGATGTCCACTTTTCGGTGTCTTTATATATATAAGTAAGAAGAAATGTATTTATATATAGACGTTGTGGACAGCCGGACGGTATGCCCCTTGAAAACAAACGGGAAATCTTGTCCAGATTTATCCCCTTCAAGTGGACGTAGTGGACAATAGTCAACTAGTGTCGAAATCTCGACACTCCGGTAAAAGTGGGACAAACTGTCCCACTTTTACACCTCAACGTGCCACCAAGTGTTACCGATTCCCCATTCATTTTCTTCTTTTACCTCTATGTATTCGCGGCGCGTTACCACGCCGTCGATTGTCAGAAGGCGCTCGCCAGATTCCGCTACCGGCGACGATTCGAACGTACTGTTCGCTTCCTCAAGGGTGGCGCAGTCGTAATGCGCACCAGTACCGACATTTACAATAACTTTGTACTCTTTCATGGTCTTGCTCCTAGAAAATAGGGGTAAAAGTGGGACAAACTGTCCCGCTTTTTTTATAGCAACGCAAGCACTTCACGCGCCCTTTGCAGGCGCTCTGTCGGCATTTCCGCTGAAGCGCGGAGGGGGTACTGCGTGAGGCGCAGGGCGTCTGCCTGCGCCCCTCCAAGGGCATAGAAGTACGTGGGGCTAAGCCCCTTTTCCTTGCAGTATTGCAATGCTTCGTGGAAGCTGGCACGAGGCCCTTCCATGTAGTCCATTAACGTTTCGTGCCACTTCAGCCGCGAGTCTGAAGTCTCGTACGCCCACGGCTTCAGGCCGCTGATGCTCAAGGCATGCATGGCTCCCCGATTGTGATCCGACCAGAGGGCGCAGCGCTCGCCCTCCACCGTGATGGTGCTGCCTTTGATTTCTACATGCTGGTTTTGATTAACGTGCCCGTAGAAACGGGCGACGCCATCGGCGTCGTGGTACTGACTGTTGCCCAATTGATGGGCAATGGACTTGCTGATGCTGTTGCAGAGTACTTCGGGTACGCCTGTGAATACGACTTTCATGGTTTTAATCCTTTAGTTAGATAGATGAGAGTGGGGCTGTAATCGCGCAGCCCCCTACTCGCCTTGTTTTTCATGCAAGGCAAGCGGTTTAGGAAATATCGAAGTCAACGCCCATGATTGAGCCGAACTGGAACCAATATGACCGCGCTTCCCGCGCAACGCTGGGCTGCTCGATTCTCCATGCTGCGTATGCGATTCTATTCTTCATGGTTTTAATCCTTTAGGTAAATGAGAGTGGGGCTGTAACCGCGCAGCCCCCTTCGCGCCCAGACTTTTCAGCATCTGGGAATCTGTAAAAGCGGGACAGTTTGTCCCGCTTTTTTTACTTCCTGAACGCCGCTTCCACGGCTTTCAAGCATTGCGCCTTTGTGTACTCGCCCTTCGTTATATAGCTGACCAGCAGCAACATTGGGTCGGTACTGCTGCTAGCCGATGCCTTGGCTTTCTTGCCTGTGAATGCCAACAACAACAACCTGTTCAGGCTCTTCTTCGCGGCCCCGTCCTTGCTCCAACCTTTCACCTCGCCGTCCAACTTGAACGACAGCGTCTCCCCGTACGCCTTGGCAAACTCCGGCATCAAGGCGATGCGCGCCTTGTCCGCGCTCCGGTACAGCTTGCGGACTTTGGTGGCGATGGTGGACTGCGAGGCGTTGATTGCTTTCCATTGCGTTGCGATGCTCATATCAATTTCCTTTAGTTAGAAAGTGGGACAAGCTGTCCCACTTATGCATTGATCTGTAGGGAGAATCCCTACCCAATCAACACATCTATTATACCATTCGTTGTAAAAGGCTTGACAGATTCTTGTGTGGAAACGGGTATCCCAGCTACCCACCGTACCCCCACCAACCATTTTGTGGCGTCGCGTGGCAGCGAGGCTTGGGACACTGTTTCTTAAAAACGCCACAAGAAATCTAAGCCACACTGTAAAAAATTTTACAAAATTTAAAAAACCAAATTCTGTAAAACGAAAAAAAAGCCCCGTGGGAACGGGGCTAATAAAAACTGGAGAACGTAGACAACAAAAGTATAGTATCATAAAAATAACAACTTGCAACGGAACAAGCCACCAATGCTTGAAGACTTATGCTCTATTGAAGAGGCGGATTACATACCAACGCCAACTTCCACGGACGCTTTTACCCGTGACGCTAAAGCCAGCCCCATTGATCTGCTGGAAGGAAAGATACGTTCAGACGAGTGGCTGGCCGCACTGGGGGTAAGTGACGCTGCAGCGATAACAGACGCCCAGAAGCATTCCGCACGCGAAGCTTTCACAGCAATGACCGCATCTGTTGACCCCCTTGTAAAAAAAGCGCAACTGGCCCAACTTCAAGCCCCGCCAGCAGTAAAGCACCTTGTGGGGATGTTGACCGCGTACGATTGGACGTTTGTTGAGCAAGCCAAGGAGCTTCGTGGGTATTGTGTGGCGCAGTTGCTGGAGGAAACAAAGCACCCAGACGCCAAATACAGGCTGCGAGCGCTTGAGATTCTAGGAAAAGTGACGGAAGTTGCCCTGTTTACCGAAAGAGTTGAGGTAAAGCACACGGAAATTAGTGACGAGGAACTTGAAAGCCAGATAAAAGAACGTATGGAGAAGTACGTTGGGCTGCTAAAAGTGGTGGAAGAAGTGGTTGAACCGATGCAAACCGCCAGCTAGCCATGTCCACAGACCAGAAACAGATACTTCTTGGTATGCTGGATGAGAAGATAAAAAAGCTGGAGATAAAAGCAGCGCAAAGCGACCTCGTTCGCTTTGCCAAAGAAGTGTATCCGAACTACTCCGTTGGTGGGCACCATAAGGTAATGGCTAGGCTGTTCAAGGAGATAGCAGAGGGTAAGAAAAAACGGGTAATTATCAACATAGCCCCCCGCCACGGTAAATCCGAACTGACCTCATACCTGCTACCGGCTTGGTATTTGGGGTTGTACCCCACGCACCAGATAATAATGGCTACCCACACGGCATCACTATCAGAGGACTTTGGTGGGCGGGTGCGCAATCTGGTCAATAGCCCTGAGTATGCCAACATTTTTCCTGATACGAAGTTGTCTGAAGACAAAAAGGGAGCGGGTAGCTGGGCAACAACCAAGGGCGGTAAGTACTATGCGGTTGGGGTTGGCGGGGCACTGGCTGGGCGTGGCGCTAACTTGCTTGTGATTGATGACCCACACTCCGAACAGGACTTAAAGAGCGGATCGAAGCTGCCGTTTGAGCAATCTTGGAGTTGGTATCAGACAGGCCCACGGCAACGGCTCATGTGGGGTGGGGCCATCATTGTTGTTATGACCAGATGGGGGCAGCTTGACCTGACCGCCAAGCTAATTGAGTACCAAACTGCCAATCCAGAGGCGGATCAGTGGGAAGTTGTTGAGTTTCCAGCTATTTTGCCATCTGGCAAGGCGCTTTGGCCTGAAAAGTGGCCGATTGAAGAGCTTTTAAAGACAAAAGCCACGCTACAGCCCCGGTATTGGAATGCCCAGTACCAGCAAGAGCCAACTTCAGACAGCGTTGCCTTGGTAAAAAGGGAGATGTGGAAGATTTGGGAGGAAGAAGAACCACCAGACTGTGAGTTTGTCATTCAGTCGTGGGATACGGCGCATGATACAAAAACATCTTCGGACTACAGCGCATGCACTACATGGGGTGTCTGGTACAACGAGCAGGAAAACAACGCCCCCCACGTAATACTGCTTGACGCATTTAAAGACAGAATGGAGTTCCCGGAACTCAAGAAAGTAGCACTTGAACACTACAACGGTTGGAAGCCGGATGCGTTTATTGTTGAGAAGAAAGCCGCAGGCGCACCCCTGATTCAAGAGTTACGTAATATGGGCATCCCGGTACAGGAGTTTAGCCCCAGCCGTGGTAATGATAAGATGGTGCGGTTAAATGCGGTTGCCGACTTGTTTGCAAGCGGCAGGGTGTGGGCACCAGATACTCGTTGGGCGCAGGAAGTTATTGAAGAAATAGCGGCGTTCCCTGTTGGGGCGCACGATGACTACGTGGATACGACAACGCAGGCGCTTTTGAGATTCAGGCAGGGGCGGTTTATAAGCACCGACCTTGATGAAGTTGAACCCAAGAAACAGTTCAAAGGCCGCAGATATGCCGCATACTACTAAATTCATGGGTTCCGGGCAGCTTCTTGACAGGCTGGCAGAGCAGATGCGCACCCAGAAAAACCCACCAAAAGACCCCAGAGCTACCGCAATAGCAATTTTGCAAGCTCGTGGGCAGATGAAAGAGGACGGCAAAACCTTTACGGCTGAAGGAAAAACCCGTAACGCGATGACTGCTGAAGAACGGGCTATGGATAGGGCCTCTAAAAGAACTGATGCCCCTCAAAGCAAAATGATCTACAACCCGAAAACAAATCGGGTAACGCTAAGGAAATAATATGGCAGAGAACACTGATGCCTATTATGGAAACCCTAACATTGTTAGGCAAGGCCGTAGTATCAGGGAAAGGCCAAAGGTTGATATTTCTCCAGAAGCAATGGAGATGGCTGCTGGGTTTCACCCACTGATTGGTCCTGCGTTATCTGCTAGAGACTTTGCTACTGCGGGGCGTGAAGGTGATGCAGCAGGTATGGGTTTGTCTGCTCTGGGCATGATCCCTGTGGCTGGGGGGATGGTAAAACCAGCATCAAGGTTAATAAGAACTGGAATAAA